CCAGGACCAGGGCAAGCTGGGCGAGCTGGCGGCAGCGGCCCAGGCCAGCGCCCAGAAGGCCGCGGACCAGGCGGCCATGACCAGTTATGAGAAGCGCTGCGCGGATGCCCAGCAGGCTTACGCCGCCCGGAATCCGCATAAGCGCCAGGAAAAGGAGGGTTAACCATGACACTGCATCCTCAGAACATCGGAACCACCATGCCCCACGGCTTTGCGGGCAGCTACGCCCGCCAGCCGGATATGATTGTCAACACCCACCCCGCCGGAGCGGAGATCGCCTTCGGCGCGGCCCTCAAGTACAACACCGCCGGGGCCGTTGTTCCCATGGGCGCGGGCGATACTGCCGCCGCGTTTGTGGGCGTGGCCGCCCGGGAGGTCAAGAGCGCGCTCAACTACCTGGAGCAGAATACCGGCTCCTACGCCGAGACCGAGGCCGTCCCTGTGTTCATGCGCGGCGCAATCAATGTCAAGTGCAATGCGGGCACCCCCGCCCTGGGCGGGGACGTGTACGTCCGGGTGACGGCCAGCGAGTCTGTGCCGGCGGGCGTTGTGGGCGGCTTCGAGGCCGTTGCGGACGCCACCGCCGCCAATACTGTCCTGCTGACCAACTGCCAGTGGGCGGGCCCCGCCGACGCCAATGGCATCGCGGAGCTCCGCATCCTGACCATGAATAAGGCGTAAGGAGGAAACGGAAATGAACAAATTTCAGAACGTGGGGACCTTCGACGCGGGTGTCATCCGTGCCCCCGGCGGCGGATCCGCGCCGGCGGGAGCCATGACCATGGACGCCGCCGGGATCGCCTCCGGCATGGCGTTCCTGACCAGCGAGCTGGAGAAGCGGGACCCCATCGTCCGCAAGCCTCTGACCAGCGTCACCTACCCCCGGGACATCGTGGTGAAAACCGGCGGCGGCTGGGTGGATTTTATCTCCGCCCAGTCCGTAGGCTACGGCCTCACCGGGGGCTCGGGCGACGGCCCTGTGCAGGCGGGAGGCTCCAACGGCCTGCCCATCGTTCAGGCCAACGTGGACAAGGGGTTATATAAGGCCCACGCCTTCGCCGCCGCGCTGCGGGTCATGTGGATCGATATGCAGAAGGCCAACTACATCGGACGGTCCCTGGACCAGCTGCTCCAGGACGGGATGCGCATGGCCTACGACAAGCATATGGACCAGAACGTGTATACCGGCATCGAGGAGTATGGTACTTACGGCCTGGTCAACAATCCCAACGTGACGGAGACTGCCGTCTCCGGTGGCGCGTGGTCCGCCAAGACCAAGGAGCAGATTCTGGCCGACATCAACAGCGCCATTACGGCGGTTTGGGAGGCGGCGGAGTACGACGAGGACGCCATGCCCAACCACATCCTGCTGCCCTACGCCCAGTACACCTACATCCTCAACACCATGGTGACCGACATTGCCACCGAGACCATCCTGGACTATGTGCTGAAGAACAACATCGCCGCCAAGAACGGCCAGAGCCTGTATGTGGGGGCCGTCCGCTGGTGCAAGGGCGCGGGTACCGGCGGCACGGACCGTATGGTGGTGTATGTCAACCACGAGCGGTTTGTCCAGGTGGAGGAGCTGGCCCCCCTGGCTCGGGTCATGAGCCAGCCCAACGCAACGGAATTCTGCTACGACACGGCCTATGCGGCCAACCTCTCCGAGGTGGAGCTGTTCTACCCCCAGACCATGGGCTACTTCGACGGCATCTGAGGAGGGCGCGGACATGATTGTGGTATCCAGGCGCAATCTCGTCATCCCCGGTCCCAACGGGGAGAGGTTCCGGATGGCGAAGGACTATATGGGCCCTGTCCCCGCCTGGGCGGAGGAGTCCGCCTACCTCCGCGCCCTGGCGGCGGACGGGAAGGTGATTCTCTCCGGCGGCGGGGAGAAGCAGTCCGGCAAGCCCAAGAAGCAGAAAGGGCCTGACAGTGCCGTGGCCGGGTAAGCCGCAGTTCTTCGGTGTCCGGGCGGCGGCCGCGAACATCGGGCATGGAACCGGCGGCTATACCGTGGAGATGTTCCGGGCGGATTTTCCCCAGTTCTTCACCGGAGATGGGGAGTTTCTGGTCCCCGCCGCCATGCTGGAGGCGTTTATCGCTCAGGCCAACGCCGCTATCGCACCGGATAAATGGCTTGAGGGCTGGCGTTATGCCTGCGGGCTGTACGCCGCCCACCAGGCGGCGCTCTACCTGCGGACCTACGCGCCCAGCTCCGAGACCCCCGCCCAGGCGGCGGCGTCCGGGGCGCTGGTGGGGGTGGTGAAGTCGGCCGCCCTGGGACAGGACAGCGTGAGCTATGACACGGACGCGCTGACCAAGGCCACGGCGGACTGGGGCGGACTGAACGCCACCCAGTACGGACAGCTGCTGGCCACCCGGGCGCGGCTGGTGGGGATGGGAGGGACCTGCGTGATATGATCAACTACCGAGATTGGTACACGGACCGCATGGATATTTTCCGGGTGCAGGCGGTCCAGGACGGCAGTCTGACGCGGCATGAGCGGTCCCCGGTTCTGGAGGATATCCCCTGCCGGGTGTTCCAGATAGACGCGGAGCGGCTTGTCCCGTCCCAGACGGCGGCGTCGGCGGGCCGTGGCGGGCAGGGCTCCGGGGACTGGGTTCAGTGCGCGAATGAGGTGGATATCCGCCCCGGGGATGAGCTGCGGCTCCGCCGGGGCGCGGGGCTGGGGAAAACCACTCCGGAGCTCCGGGCCTTTGCCGGGGAGCCCAACTACTACTTTGAGCCCTTCGGGGCGGTCCTGCCCGGGTTGGCCCACCAGGAAATCCCGCTGATACAGGAGGAGCGCGTGAAATGAGCTACAACGTAAATCTTCAGCAGCGCCTGCACCAGCTGGAACAGATGCGGGCCGCGCTGCCCGGTACGCTGCGGCAGGTCCAGACGAAAGCCGCTGTGCGGGCGGTAGAGGCCGCCGCAGACGCCACACCGCCCAAGGCGGGGACGGGGCGGGGCTCCCACAGCGGGACCAACACCCTGACCGGCCAGCTCAAGGCCCACTGGAGGCGCGACAGCCAGATCGAGCCGGTCAACACCGGGGCGGGATATGTCAGCGTCCTGGCCAACAACATGGAGTACGCCCCCTATGTGAACGACGGCCACCGGATGGACTGGCACTTTGTCCCAGGGCTGTACATCGACCCCAACACCGGGCAGCTGGCCTATGACCCGGCGGCAAAGGGGGGGCTGGTGGTGGGGACCAAAACCCGGTATGTCAAGGGGGAGTTTATGGTGGACAAGGCCAAAAAGGTCTATCAGGACACCATTTTGAAGGAACTGGATAAGGAGATTGAGAGGGCGATGCGGTGAATTTCACACTGGAGACCGTGGCCCGGTCCCTGGCGGACTATCTGGCCGAAACCCTGCCCGGCTGCACCTGGTACGAGGACCCCAACCAGCAGGATTCCCAAATGCCCTGCGCCTTCCTCCAGCAGCGGTACGCCAATACCGTCCTCCAGACTGGCGGACGGTGGCTGAGGACCATAGGGCTGGATTTGACCTATCTGGAGGACTACAACCTGCCGGACCTCCAGCGGCGCTATCAGAGCGCGGCGGAGGCCCTGGACCTGGTGATGGAGGCTTTTCCGTACCAGGACGGGGCGGGAAATACCACCCTGCTGCGGACCTATGACCGGGATTGGCGGATCGACCTGGACGCCATGCACTACAAATTCGAGCTGAAGGTCCTGGTCTCCCTGCCGGAGCAGGAAACAAAAATGGAACGTCTGGCTCAAGAATTGGAGGTGCATCCAACTGAAGCTGAATAAGGCGGAGGGCGGAAAGGCCCCAGATAAAACCTATACGCGGGAGGCGCTGCTGAAAAGCGGGCGGTTTGCCGCGTATCAGAAGGATTTTTTAGGCGCGGTGCTGGATAAGCCTGCGTACACCCTGGCCGAGGCCGAACAGGCGGTCCGGGATTTTTTCAAAGGGAAGGAAGTGTGAGCCATGGCGGGAGGAACCTGGACCAGCCAGAACAAGGTGCGGCCCGGCGTCTATATCCGCTTCAAGAGCGCCCCGGAGTCCCTGCTTACCGTGGGGGAACGGGGAACGGTGACCATCTGCGAGCCCCTATCCTGGGGCCCTATGGGGCAGGTGATGGAGCTGGAAGCCGGGGCGGATTTCACGCCCTATACGGGCTATGACGCCACCGCGCCACAGAACCGCTTTTTGAATGAGATTTTCAAGGGGACCAACCGCACCGCGCCCCCCAAAAAGGTGCTGCTGTACCGGCCAGCGGCGGCGGGGGCGGCCCAGGCGTCCGCTGTAGTGGGCGAGGGGGATTCCACCCTGACCGTCGAGGCGCTCTATATGGGCGCCCGGGGCAACGATATCTCGGTGGCCGTGACTGCGCTGCCGCCCGGGGACGGGGCCGAAACGGCCCTGTTCCAGGTCAGCACCATCGTGGACGGGACGATCGCGGACCAGCAGACCGTGGAGACCATTGGCGGCCTGGAGGACAACGGCTGGGTGACCTTTTCTGGCACGGCGGAGACGCCCCCAGCGCCCACCACGGGCGTTCCCTTGACCGGAGGGGCGGACGGCACGGTGCAGAGCGCGGCCTATGCGGCCTATCTCTCAGTGATTGAGCCCTACTCCTTCGACATCTTGATCTACGACGGAGCCGACAGCACCGTACAGGACGCCATGACGGCCTTTATCAAGCGGATTGCGGAGGAGAACGGCAGCTATGCCCAGCTTGTGGCCGCCAATTTGACCGCCCCCGACAGCCGGTTTGTCATCAACGTGTGCAGCGGCGTCACCCTGTCTGACGGCACGGTTCTTACGCCTCAGCAGGTCACCTGGTGGGCGGGCGGCGCACAGGCGGGGGCCAGGTACAACGAGAGCCTGACCTACGCGGCCTATCCCGGGGCGGCGGCCGTCTCCCCCAAGCTGACCAACACCCAGTACGCCGCCGCTCTGGCCGCCGGAAAGCTGGTCCTGACGGAGGACGGGGGCAAAGTGAAGGTGGAGCAGGACATCGACACCCTGACCACCTTCACGCCCGACATCGGGAAGGTGTTCCGCAAGAACAGGGTCATGCGCCTGTGCAGCACCATCGCCAACGACATCTACCGGCAGTTTTCCGCCAACTACATCGGCGTGGTCAACAACAACGCGGAGGGCCGCTCCCGGTTCAAGGCGGACATTGTGGGTTACCTGCTGGATATCCAGGCCAACCAGGGCATTCAGAACTTTACGGCGGACGATGTGGAAGTTCTGCCCGGGACAGAGCTTGACGCCGTGCTGATCAACCTGGCCGTTCAGGCGGTGGACGCGGTGGAGAAAATCTATATGACCGTCGAGGTCAGCTGAGGAGGCGAAACGAGGTATGAGCTATCTTCTGGCAAAGGACACGGTGAACGGCGCGGAGGGCAAAGTCTTTATTACGGTGGACGGGCGCAATATCGAGGTGGCCGGGATGAAGAACATCCAGACCGACGCCGATATTCAGTCCCAGGATATGCGCGTGATTGGCACCCGGAAGGTGCAGCAGAAGCCCAACGGGGCCAAGCTGACCGGCAAGGGCAACATCTACTATGGGACTCCCCTGTTTACGGATATGGTGCTCCAGTACGTCAACACCGGCGTCATGCCCTCCTTCGATATTCAAATTACCAATAACGACCCCACCACCAGCGTGGGGCAGCAAAGCATGGCCTACTACGGCTGCGTGTTGACGGGCTCGATTCCCCTCTCCATCTTAAACAGCGAGGAGTCCATGCTCAACTATGACTTCAACTTCTCGTATACGCGGGTGGCAAAGCTCCAGGGCTTCAACGCGCCCGCGCAGCTGGGAGATTAAAGGAGGTTTTTGTATGAGCAAGCTTTCCGCATTTCTGCACCCCGCCGCCTTTGAGGAGGAGCGGCTGGTTGCCATATCCGACCGCTTCGTGGACGAAGAGGGGAATCCGGTTCCCTTCAGAATCCGGGCGCTGACGCAGGAGGACATCGACCGCTGCAATCGAATGCCG